TAATAGGTACCAGCACCAGTATCTTCCATTATCGACCTTCCCTTGATTCGAGGACACGAAGACGGGCATTGTAGTCAATTTTGATCTGAACGAGATCAGATACTAAGTTCTGTGTTGCAGCTTCAAGTTTATCTACAGTAGAGGTTAAGATAGCAACTGTATTTGTTAGTTTAGACGCACCCCACACTAAAGCAGCAAAGTTCAACAAGAGTGTGAAGATTAGTGCAAACTCTCTTGCTGTAATGTGTCTGCGTTCACCTTCACGATCGTCTTGCATTTTAGGCTCCTCGTGGCCAGACTACTTAAAACGTTTTACCATTGATCCAGTGGTGGGCGTTGTTGATGGTTCCATTTGCACCCCCAGATGTGGAATCCGCAATGGTCAGTCCTGTTGCCTCATCGAACTTCCAATAGGCAATCAGACCAGTCTCGTTGCCAATGAGGCGCACAAAGGCATTATCAGAAACCTCTTGATCTGTTCGCACAGTGGACCAGAATCTGACATCAGCAAGGGCTTGTCCGAGCATGCCTTCACTACCTCCATCTCCCATGAGGCGCCGAAGCGAAGTATTGATTGCAAGGGTTCCTGTTTGACCCCAAGTACCAGTCTGCATCAAAATACCATCAACATAGGTCTTGACAGTACCAGCATCTCTAGTCATAGAAACTCTGCGCACACGCATATCGTTGTAGACTTTTGTACCTGCAGTGGTATACGGCCCAGGCCAGAAGGCGGGAGAACCAGAACTGTCTAAGTATACAATGAAACTATCTCCTCCGCTACCAGAGGCAAAAACGCCTGGAAAACCAGACCACTGTCTAACAAGAGTCAGCCACTCCACAGTAAACTGAACAGGGACAACAGATGCAAACACAGAATTGGGGGGCAACTCCACGAATATATTAGTTGAATCTCCGAATACCATAGGCCACACTATTGATCCTCCCCCTCCTCCACCACCAGTAGGTGTCGCCCATGTCTGATCTCCCCGGAGAAAAGTACTGGCAGAAGGAGAACCACTCCCCAAACGTGCAGTTGCCATTACACCAGAAACAATATCAGCAGTATCATGAGTATGTGGTGCATCAACATATGCCTTATTAGCAAGACTTGTTGGATTGACAGGTGTTGGTCCTCTAGGATCTCCGGTAAAGATAGGAGAAGCTAATGGTGCTAACAAATTATCAGCAGCGATACGAGCACTCTCCTCAGCATCTACATCTGCAATTCTTGCAGCAGTTTCGGTTTGTATTTTTCCGTCTAGTAAAAGATCAGCAGCAATTCTCGCAGCCGTCTCAGCCGCCAGTGAAGCACCAGTCAAGAAAGCGATGTTTGGATCATCTGGTGACACTCCAGAGTTGAGGAGAAGTTGCCTTAATGGACGATTGACTACATCAGGACGTGTTGGATGTCCTAAACCTGTAGCACGCTCAGTAAACTGAATCCAATCAATTATAGGCATTAGATTACATCTCCAAACGTGCGTGAGCCATCAAAAAACACATCACCATTAAAAATCCAACCTTCAGTACCAACGACACCACAACAGCCAATTATACTTGTAAGATCACTCTTGAACTTAATATCATCTTCTAACGTTCCTATGGGAGGACAGGGTTCAATATCATCAATCACTTCAGGAGCAATCATATCGAGTAATCCTACTCCGTAAGCTTCAAATTGTTCGATGAAAAACTTGAATCCCCATCCAAAGGAACGTAATTCTGCAAACATTACAGCTGATACGCTGCCAACAGTAAGTAAGCGAAAGTCAAAAGCATCGATTTTATCTGTCTTTTGATCTGGAAAATCTTGTCTTCCATCTCCATATAAGAAACGAAGGGGCTGTGGTAATTTTGTTGGTCTTGGAGGTTGATTTGTTAGTATCAACTTCCCAAAATCTGGATCGAAAATATCGACGTTTCGAAGCCATCCAGTAGAAGGAATCATGGCCTGCGCATCCAAGAATACTGAACGTTTAGAAAGAAACGAAAAGTATCGGTTTTCATAACTTTTGGGGTGAAGGTTGATTGAAAGAGGAAACCGTTTCCTGGGTTTGTAAAACCTCCAGCAAGCAATATACCTCCAATACCCGTTGCAAAATTAGCAACTCCAGGATCCCAACGCAGTTCCGAATCACGTACAAAAGTTCCATTAGTGTAGGCTGCAGGTGTAATGCCTTGAGTTCCAGGAGGCGATCCTACATTAATTATCTCCTGCGTTCCTCCAAGTTCATTTTCTCGATTCGCCATCACATTTGTTTCAACAGCTGCTGCGCGATGAATCGTGTTACCAAAACCCCCCGTAGAACTTGAAAAACCAAATGGTAAGGGCAGCCACGCAAGAGTATCATCTACATTTGCAGGTCTTACAATAGTATTATGATTCGTTCCTGAAATCAACAGCGTTCCAAGAGAATCATCAGCAGGAGGATAGATCCTAATTTCGTATGTAACTCTTAATTGATCGGCAGCGGTTTTTACTATCGTCGTTGGTACCCCAAACTCATCTTTAAACAGCATCCGACTAAACATCGGACCGCCAGTTTGTGTCTGAAACCATCCAAATTCAGTCAGATTTCCGTTAGCTTGAGCTTCGAGAAACAATCGAACCCGCTTTGCCCATCCATAAGAAAAAGAGGGTCCGAAGCCTCGGGAGTCAGAAAAACCTCCATTTTCCTGCGTTCGATGTGTAGTTAAAGGTGTAAGTTCAGCTACCAAAGCTGTATCAGTTGCAGCAGGCGCTGTTGAACCTGTTCCAACACCCATCCAAACAAGGATTTGATCAAGGCGCGTTCCATCATAAGGTCTCATCGCATCAAGACCAACATTCGTTATTAGATTTTTAAACTTCCAAATCCCTGTACAAACCTTTCCTCGAAAGCGCTCAACTGTTACAATTCCTTCTAGTTCAACAGAAGGAAGCTTAAGCTCGCCATACATCGTGCGAGGGACATAAATCTCATGCAGGTTCAAGAGAACCTCCAAGTAATGTCACAGCGTAATCGAGTTCTTCTGGAACTGGGTTATGCACAATTACAACAAGGACAAGAGTGCCATTGATAAATGTTGGAGAAGGATAGTCTAACTCCTCTGGAGGTTCAGTGTATGTAATCACAACAAGAACTAGATTACCAGATAGGAGTGAAACATCGTAGTCTAATTCTTCTGGAGGTTCGTTATAAAAAATTACTGCAAGTCGAAGTTCACCACTGAGAAAACTAACATCATAATCAAGCTCTTCTGTTACAAATTGATTTATTACAGCTTCGATTAAACTAGCATTCAAAAGTGAAACGTTATAGTCTAACTCCTCTGGAGGTTCAATATAAGGATAAAGTGTGCTCTCCATGCGAACAAAACTATAACGTCCAAGTACTTTGTCGCGTTTTGACATAATGATTGCAACGCGATTATCTCGAGTTTTAATAACTTCTTCAACAAACATATCTTGTGTATCTACAATTGGAGTTACGAACTCAATCTCATATCGATCGCGCTGTTGACGATAAACAAGGCCGTTGGCGATATTACTCATATAGAAAATTAGAACGTCTGAGTCTGTAGTATCTAATGGATTGTCAAGCAAAACTCTTGGTGTTCTGCCTTCTCCAAAATTGGTAAGTGTAAAGTCGGCAAGAAACGGATCGAACCAATAAACCCAGATTTCATCGCCTCTTTGCATTGCGATAACAGGACGTGCAGCTTGTTCAAATCCAAGATCCATCTCTTGAGTTTGACCAGAGAACGAGAAAGAGACTGTTTCAGGTTGCCAGTTATCTTTTGTTTCATTCTCACGCGTAATAAAGACAGTACTTGTATCCGTGGTTGGATCGTAAGAAACTCTCGCTTTCCATGCACGAGAGATCGCTCCCTCCGTTACATCTGCAATTGCTTTTGGTCCTGCAGAAGTAGTAACTAGGTGACTTGAACTTACAGCGTCTGGACGTATCTTCGTTGACGAATCACTAAGTTGATGACCAAGAACTTCAAACTCATGTTGAAACTCTCGGATTCCAGGACGTGGTACAGGAGTGAAGACACCAGTCGAGAACTTTAGACCTTCATCCTTCGGTTCTATTGTAACAATTGTTGGAATCTTCGTAGGTGTAAGAAAAGGAGATGAGTTCGGTGTTTTCGTCTCTTTCTGAAAGATTGCAGGTGCCTTAGTCTCACTAGTAAATTGAACCTTTGCTTTGCCTTCACTAGCAAATTGAGGAGTTCCTTTTGTTTCTTGAACAAAGTTTCCCCCCTCCTTAGTTTCCGTAGAAAACTGAGGCTTAAGTGGTTGTTCAGGACCACTTGTCTTACCTACACATCCGTCATTAACGCCCATTATACATCATACTCCCTGCGAACTATACGAATGCCTCCAGACTTCTGTGAATCCATCTCTTCCTTCGCTTCAACAGGTACCATTGAATTAATCAAAGAAGCTTGATGCCGACGAATCTCGTTCGAGCGAGTGTAATCTCCTAATGCTAATTGAATTCTCCAGAGGCCACCAAAGAATACAATCTCATGCCAGGCTTGAGGGATTTGAGGAACGTTGTTTCCACTGTTCAAATCTGACAAAACTGTGTAGTAACGAAGTACGAACTCATAAGCTTTATCTGGTGTCGGCCATACACGAGCAGCACAACCTTCACGTACATAATGAGTTGGAATACCTTGTTCTTCTGGATCACTGTCAAAGTTTTCTTCGTAATAGTCAGTTGTTGTGCGCTTCAAAGGTTTATGCTCGTTTGTATCTGGATCCACGACAGCCAATCTACGCAAGGCCTCAAAAGGTTCAGGCATATTATACAATCTTGTGCCCGGACTTGCATTGAATGTTACAAGAACCTCTTTCTCACGGAATTGAAACTTGTCGATAATCTCCCAATATGCACGATTCAATGCTACCAAGATCTTTGCATCCGGAAGATCGAAAGTATCAGTTCCTGTATGCTCATGCATATCATCATACATCTGCACGATATCAAGAGGCATTGATCGGCTCCGCGTAAAGACTTACAAACTGTTCTCTACCACCTTCAACAATAACAGCAGAGATACTAACTGGACCGACAACCATCAAAAAACCTTCCTGCGGCATAAGCTTTACAGACTTTACAATTGCCATCCCATCTGCGCAAGCGGTAGGTTGCAGAATCGTAAGCTCGATTTTCGTTGTTTCAACGTTTTGAGCTACAACTCGCCAGCTACCGCTGCGCAGAGGAACAACAGGAAATGGCTTGTTCTTCGCAAACACGGGCCTTGCGCCTACAATCAAGGACATACGCATAGAATTGTTCTCCGTGTCAAAAGTTAACCGAGTGCAACAAGAACCTTAATAGTAGTTCCTGCAGCAGCAGCGGCTTCCAAAGCTTGCCCAACAATACTTCCTGTGATACCTGCGACTAATTCGGTTGTGTCCAAACCAGGCAATAGCCTTCCAGCCGTTGTCGCACCTAGCTTCAACTTGTCACCAAAAACTACAGCCTCATCCGAAACACCATACGCAATGCCACTTACCAAAACCAGCACTTGCTCATTCGCAGCTGCCGCAAGCGTTCCTACAAGTGATGCTTGTGCAAGTGCAGCTCGTTCTGTAGAGTCACCACCAACCACAATACCGAGACGATTCTTGTGGTTTGTAACAACTGCTGTCTTGGTAACTTGCCCGTTTGCAAGCATCTCTACTGCGTCACCAATGTTTAGTGCCACAGCAGCTTCTGCAAGCAAGACGTTTCCACCTACGTCAAGAAGTTCTCTCTCACCAGCAGAGTGACGAACGAAAGAAAATCTCGTCGGATCGTGTGAGGACATGGAGACCTCCTTTCGTTTACAGCGGGTTTACGCCGACCCAGCCACGCCAATCAGCGAACCAGATCAAGAAGCGTGTAGTTGCCTTGAAGAGCGCAGCGTCGGTATTGAAATCAAAGTGATCATCAAACTCAATAGGCCGACGAGTCAGATGCCAAGCATCATTCCAGCGATCGTCAATGAAGAAATACGACTTCGGCGAAAGCTTGTAATGTGCCACGTGAGGAGTGATAGAACCAAGACGTGCTTTGATTGCATTATCTTGATTGTTTGCAGTGAACGGCTCCTTCTCAGAATTGAAGATCTGATGAGCTCGATTCACGTCTCCTGCGTTGTTTCCAAGGATGATCTTATTGGGCCACATCCGAATCGGATCGCCATTTTCATCCTTCATAAGCTGGTAGAGATCCATAACTGCAGTAACACCAGTCACAGAAAGTGCTACCTCGGCAGAAGGACGATTTGCAACTGTGATTCCTGTTGCATTCATACCAATCAAGGTATGTGCTGTGTGCGCAAGAGGCAGACCATCGAGGCCCTTAAACACAGTACCTGCAAAGGCATCATCGAGAAGTTGTGCAGAACGATATTCCTGCGTCATACGACCAGAATGTGCAAGCCACTTGGAAGCCTGATTCGCCTTACTGTACTGATCGTCTTCAACCGTACGTCGCGTAATCATAAAACCAAGTGCATATTCCTTATCGACAGCAGAAACCTTCGGTCCAATCACAGCATCTTCGTACGTAATTGGTTCACCATCTCCACGTTCAAGCAGGCGAGAAGGGCCTGTCATGATTGTCGCAGAGATTTCTGGAGTATCCAATCCAGCTGTCTTCAAATAGAGTGGATGCTCCGCTTCATAACGATCCCATTCATCGCGAAAGTCTGAACGCAGACCCGGACGAAAGAGAAGGTTAAATGCGCCTTGAACGATCATGTCAAGTCTCCTTTACGCGAGGACGGTGGAGAGGAACTTGAAGAAAACGATCTTCTGCTCCACGTCGATATCGACGATCTTAACTGAGTTTGCAACAGTCTCATCAAGATCAACGACCCAAAAATCACCAACCTTCGCAAGTCCACGAGACTCTCCGATGAGTGTCTGGGTTGGAATGGTTGGATCTCCTCCAGCTGCGCTGATTGCACGACCAGAGAAGACTGTATCAGAACTCGCAACGGCAACAGAAACTTCCTGCTGAATGTTGGTTGTCTGAAGAACTTGACTCTGATTTGCTTGTTCAAAACCTGGACTGGTTCCAGCGCCCTGCAATGCGATACCCACAATCGCAGCCACAGGATCCGCAGCAGCTTCAGAAACTGTTCCAGCAGCAACAAGAATAAGCACTGCGCCATTCTTGAAAGTCTGTCCAGTCGTATACATCATGGACTGTACAGCTGGAGAAGCACCAGCAGATCCAGGAACACGTGCGGGCTGAATAAAGCGGCTCATGCTTGTTCCCTTTCTCTACCTAAGGTTTACGTTGAAGAGCCGCCTCGATATGCTCTTTTCGAGCAACACGAGCTCGCGACTCATCGATTGTTGGCATCCCCAGCTGTGAAGTACTAGCGAGAAATTGAGCTTCTTCACTTTGGCGCGGATTAAGTTGCCCTGGCTTACCGTGTTGCTTCTCGAAGGCCTCACGCGAGATTTCATCGAGGATCTCCTTCGTTTCCATATCGCAAGTCATGAAGATTGTATCTCCAATAATTGCGGTATCATCCGCGCTGTCGTGTAGGGCGCGAACCTTCGCATATTCTGTATCAACTTGAAAACCAAGCAGCTCCATCTCGTAGATAGAAACTCGATCATTACGAACCCACTGACCATAAAGAGTTGGAGGCAGATCAACATGTAGATGGTCAGCAACAATTCCGCGCTCTCGAATACGAACAAGGCGCGCTTTCTTCTGATTACGCAAGACTTTGTTCTCTTCTGGCTCGGCTTTCAGAGCTTCAGAAAGAGGAGTTTCTGCTCCAGTACTTGCACGAATAACTGTTCGCTGTTCACTCATGATGCAGACTCCTTACCGATTGTAGCTTTAACTACACTATCGCTCGGAACTTCAAGCCAATCAATATATTGTTCTTCTGTCATTCCACGCTCGCGAGCGAGGCGCCGTTCGTTCTCTGTTAACTGTCTCACAGGCTTTTTCGTCCCTTCCGTAGGAGCGCTTGGTGGAGTCGGGCGCAGATGTGGAGGTGTTACCGTAGTAGTTACCGGAGCTGGAGCTGGAGTTGAAGGAGGTGTAGTCCCAAGCATCCCTCGATAATAAGCACCTGCGGCTGCCATTGTAGCAACACTTACAACGTTCTCCGAAATCTCTGTGCCCGAAGCTTCTGCGTTTGCGATAAACTGACGAACAGTAGGTTCAATCGCATCCCAAACATCAGCATATTGTGTTTGCATCTTACTAAGCGCCATCTCCTTAGCAGAGACTGCGTGTTGTACAAGGAGAGGATTGATCGTGTTTCGCATCTCTTCAATAAGTTGTGTTCTCATGCGCGCTTCCATTTCAGCCAAACTCTTCGTTGGAGTCTTCCAGAACTCTTTATCAGCTTCCTCAGCTGTTGGCGGTGGAGGACCAAGTGTACTAATCTTCTCACTCATCGTCTGTACATCACGAGCAAGTTTCGTATTTTGTGCGTGCATATCCTTCAATGCACGATCACTAGCTTCGACAAGTGAAAGCAGTCTTGCACGCTCAGGATCAGGTGCAGGAGGTGAAACTACACTAGCACCTTCTTGAGGCGGAGCACCACCCTCAGTAGACTGGCCCTCTGTCAAGATCTTCTCCTCCGACTTCTCTGGGACGGGAGACGGGCTTGACGTTTTCTGGATTGGCTTCGGCCCTGACATTTTTTACTCCTGTATAAAGGGATGAAATTACCTGCATGCCTAAGCGCAGGCCGTGTAACTTTCCGCGTAATTCAAAAGCGCTTTCTGCATTCTTAAAACCCTCCAGCTCCCTGTACGCTTCCTGCTCCAAGAGTCTGAATAATTTGAGTAAGCTGGTCCACTCCCGGAACTTGACCAGTTGTACCAAATCCGTTATCTCCTCCGGCGCTAGGTGTTGCTGAAGGAAGGAGTCTACTTGCATCTTGTGGTACTCCGTTTTGTTGGAGACTCGAAAGAAGCTCACTTAGGATGATTCTATCAACATTTCGCGTATCAAAGGTATCAAGAACCTGTTTCATCGCTTCAGTACTGCCAATCAAAGCTTTCCGAACAGCAAATTGTATTAACCGCGCATCTCCTGTACCTTGTACAAGCTGCATAATTCCAGTATAATACTGTTGCAAAAGTGTCGCTATGGAGACCCAGTTTTGGCGGTCAAGAACTTTGTTCTGGTTCTGTCCAGCGGCACGCAGATCAATCAAAAGCCCATGACGAATCAATTCTGCTGGCATACGAAAGAAATTTTCAACCAAGTTACCATTCTCTGCTTGCGTATAGTATTCAATACGTCGTGGTCCAAACTGTTGAACTAGCACAGCAGCATCAATAATCAATGAACGATTGAACTCCTTCATGTTTGCAAAGGCGTAATCAAACTTCTTTGCACCTTCCTGAATGCGTGCTAGATCACCAGTTGCAGTACCGGGCGTTCCTGCCGCTTGTTGTCCAAGCAAAACATCACTCACACCTGTTCGACGTTCAGAATATTGCAATGCTGCTTGTTCGTTGTTGAAAGAACTATTATAGATTTCTCCAAGTTGGAAGGCTTCAACATGACTCATATCATCAACAAACCATATCTTACCAGGAAAGATCTCTTCGTCAGGTCCATAACCAGAAAGTTTTGAAACCTTCAACATTCTAACGTTTGCAATCAAAGCATTATCAAGTCTCTGTCGATGTTGTGTTGTGACTTCAGCTTGAAATTGATCATTTTGTTTGCAGACTCCAATTCCCGTCCAACGATGCTCGACAGGAAAATATACTCCAACTCTGTAAGGTCTATGGAGATCGTCATGCCAATTGTAGCGAGCAGACATAATCAAACGAGATGGTCTATGATAATGGATTACGATCTCTTTTTCTCGATCGCTCCCATCAACTTTGAATCCAAGCCACATCTCAACCCAATCAACGCGATTTGGCCAAACAGCTTCGCGTTTCTCGAGTTTTTCTTGACTTTGTTCGAAGCGTCTTTCTGTTCCTGTACTATTACGTGACTTTGTATTGATCCACGCCTTTAGAGCTTCGAAAGTACCCTCACGAAAGAATCCTGATTGCTCCATTTGTAGTATTTCAAAAGGACTCTTACTATGTTCCTCTCCTACCCAGGGCGATGTTTGTGGATCGGTAGAAGAATACGGCATTAGAAAGCGCCCGATAGCTACAGAATCCGTAACGGCACCATCGCGAATAACAACAGGTATTTCTTGTTCTGAGCCATCAGGAAATTGACGAACAGCATAACGTACCAATCTTTCATATCCAACTTTACCAATTCCTGTTCCATACTTAATAATTTCAAGCATCGCAGATGTAACTTTATGACGATATTGCATCTCAACTAGTAATTCGTTGTTTAGAAAATTCTCAAGTGGTGTTACAACATCTGTCCATGCAGCAGATTTTGCTTTCGCGCTCACAAGTTGATCCAGTGCAAACAACTGTGTCATTGCGCGTGCAAAGATGGCCTCTACAGCAATCGCAGTAAGGGGAATAACAATTGAAGATGCACCCTTAAACGGCACTGTTGCTTGTTTATTGCGAGGTTCAGCCCAATAGTCTCTTTGCCATTGTAGGAGTTTCTCCATCCAACGAGAACGTTCTGAATAATGATTGAGAAGCTCGGTTTCTATGTACGAAATAAGCCTTTCTTGTACATCTTCTTCAAATCTTAACTCTCTTGGATATGTCATGTTAAGGTATCACAAGTTGAAGAAGGGAACAAGAACCAAATCCGAGCCCAAAAAGCTTAAGTTGCTGAAAAACTGTCGCTCCCTTACGTTTTGGGAACGGCTCGAAGCGAAGTTGTGGTACATTTGACGCGCCTGTTGTAACATCGGTCAAAATACCAGGAATAAAGATGCGACTTACAGCTCCTTGACCCGTTTGAACCGAAAATGTAGTCACGATTGCTGTATCTCCAAAGGATGCTCCTCCATGATATTCCAAAAGCGGCCAAAGGTTTGGTCTTTCTTCAGCTGGAGCATTCACAGGAACAAAAACTGTATCGATTAACGTGTTTTGGATCACTAAATTGACTGTATCTGTTGTATGAACAATCTTTTTCCACTTCTTAATCGAGTCATTTAGCCATTTTGGAACCGTTTCAACCGTATCAAAGAGCGTTACAATGGTTGGAATCGTTGGAGTTTGGTTAGAATCTCCCGAAAACCACGTTTTAATGACAAGAATTGTGAGAATAACAGTTAAAACAACAATCAATAATGCGTTTTTCACAATGCCTCTTCGTACTCAATGGGAGAATATCCTGTTTGAATGTCACGACTCTCAATGATTCGCTTCTCTGCTGCCTTGTTATGCTCCATATCGTTCTTCGACAAGCCCGGCATCCAAACTTCAGGACCATAAGCTAAGGCATCGAGCATATGATAGCTTTTTGTGGCTCCGAAATCATCAAATTCTTTAATCAACTTCGCTTGATCGGTGTTGAAAAAGATCATTCCAGCCGAAAAGTAATTCGCCAATCCTCTCACGCGCGCAGGCTTCGACATCGAACGTCCACCCACAATTGGCGGAACAGGATAGATGTTGAAGTAATGCTTTCTAAGTTTCATCTCAGCTTCAAACCAAGGCTTAAAGAGGCCAGAGAATAGTACTTCTTCAATCGCTACCACCCGAGGCTGCCAACGTGCAACAAGACGAAAGATCATCTCACAAGCTTGTGGTGGCTTCCAATCTTCCTTTAATGCCTCAAGGATGAAAACTCTATTGAGTCTATCAGTTCCAGTTACAACAACCCCCGCTTCTCCACTCATTGCAGGATCATACAAGATACAAATATCTAGGTCTCTTATATTTATCCTCGTTTGATTAAGGCCAAAAACAACTAACTGATTATACCCAACCCAATTGTAGAATCTCTTCCAAGCACGATCGAATTCTGTCGCACCTGCCTCAGGATTATTTTCATACTGCGCCGTCCAAACTTTTCGATTCTTCCGAATAACAGACAATACAGAGGCGTTAAACTCTTCAGGAAAGATCGGCACTAGCGTTCTCTGCTTCGTAACAGGATCAACCTCTCCTGTTGCTTCTTCGATTGAACGAATGTAGCGAAGGAGTTGATCCCCATAACGGCTGTGAATATGTTCGTACAAGTCATCTAATGCCCACCGAGTGCCAATCAAATCGAAATGGTCTTCGGCAAACTTAGAAAAGAAAGACTGAATGTTGTCAAACCATTCTTTTGCAGCTGCCATAACAACTTCTGAGTCTCTTGCTTTATCTCCAATTAAGTCATCAAACTTGATATAATTATAGTGTCTTCCCTGCGAACGTCCACCAACACCCATCGTGTCAATTGTAGCTTCTGGCCATGTATGTCTACGAGGAAGCTCAAGTTCGTGTCTATTTATCCTGTGTTTTCTTGGTGACGGTATACACTCAGGAAACAATCCCATCAACAAGGGATTGGACAAGAAATGCGAGGAGATTGAGAAAAGAAAATTAGATGCTTGTCCATCCGTTTCGTGACAAATCAACAAGCGACAGTCTGTTCCAAGGCTCCGCGGCCACGGAGATGAGTCATCATCGTCTGGTAGAACGATTTGGATGCTGTCTCCTATTGTAGCAACCGTAGATTTGAAATGTCCACGGGGAAGTAAAATCTCTCTCCATCTCCAGCTGCTATTTCTCCCCATCCAAGAACACAAATGTCCATGAAGATTTGGGGATAAACGGTCATGTCCTAGAATACCGGTGTTAAGAAAGAACAGATCAGTCTTAGCGCGGCGCCGTAAAAACTTAATCTGGTCAGAATCGAAAGTCGTAAACTTCTCTTCAGCCTTCTCTCTTGCTGCTTTGATCTGATATTTGTCGAGTAGCTGTTCCCACTCAGAGGCTCCAACCTCACCCTCAGTCTCGAAATTCTTAATATTAGTCTTGGACATCGTAAACAACTTCCCCTGAAGGAAGAGTCAAAACCTCTGCATGTAACTTCTGTGCCTTGTCTGAAAGTTTAATAGCTTTCGCAAGACGTTCTGCGGCTTCAGAAGAGACAATAATGTTATTTGTTACATTTCCTTCGTCTGAATTTCGAAGTTTTCCTACACCACGAAGCACTGTAATCGCACGATCGAACACCCCAAGTGGCTTATTAACTGCAAGATCGTCGTCATTCAATACATTTTCAATACGATCCATCGCTTTGTCTTGGATCTTTGCAAGGCGCTCTTCGATTGTATATTCACGCTTCGCTTCCATCCGCTGAATCATCAATAAGCGAATTAGATTTGCACGTTCTGTACTGATAATGTTATGTACGTGTTGCGCCGTGAAACCTTTAATTTCCGCAATTCGCTTGTTAGAATATCCCATCATACTCATCAGGACAACTTCTTCATACACAGGATGCCACTGACGAGGATTCCACTTCGGATTGCGAAGTCTAGCTTTCCGCGCAATCCTCTGCTGAGCTTCGTGTTCTTTGTGTTCCTCTAATGCTTGTTGTTCGTTAGAGATACAGATGCTCTCTGTAACAGTAACGTTTTTTGAAGCAATAGCTGTCATGCTTTCCTCTTACCAAGCTTCCGTAATTGCTTGTTAGCTTGACGGAGCCTTCGTTGAAGTGCATTCGTCGGCGGCTTACGACTCTGTGGAGGTGCTTTGGGCCGTCTCATAGAATAACATCCAGTTGAATTTGCATTTTACCACCAAGTCTGCTTTGTCCAGAAGCTCGGACGGTTATGATAGTTTCGGCTGGAAATCCAGCAAGAAAACCTGCAAACATTTCCTCAAACATCTCGAATGATTCTAGGTGTGCCCCGTCATCAAGACGCACTTCGTCATACTTCTTTTTCAGCGCCTTCTTGAGTGCCGAGCCAGAATTCGTTTCCCGAAAGCTCCAGCTCATTTCTTTCCTTTTTTTGTCTTAGGAATAGGAAAACGCTTTGCGAGTTCTTCTTGTGAAAGTTGTGGAAGTCCTTGAACATCACGAATAGCATTTGAACGCGCCCGGACAGCAACAACAGAATCCTCTATGGCTTTTGGCAAACCGCGTTTCTGTCCTAATGAACGCAGCTCCGACAGTTCAAAATTCGCTTGGTTAACTGCTTGCTTGAAGGGTGCTAGACGCTTCTGCATTGCCTTCTTGCGATCCTGAGAATTTCTACCAAATGGATTGGTCATCGAGCTTTCTCCTAAGTAAGATCAGAGGTGGTATAAACTTGATACGTACGAGCGGCCCCGACACCAACAGCATAGGCGAGTCGAAATGCAGGAGCGTCAGTTGTAAAAGCAATTGCTTGCCCTGAAGCAGGTCCAGCAACATCTGCTCCAGCTTGGCGCAATTTCACCCAAACTGGAGAGGCTGCATCTGGATCCGCAGTGACTTCAATTGTTGAAGCTTCAGCTCCTACGGGAGCAAAGATTGTGATTGAGTTTGCGGTGTCGTATGCAAATCTTGAAAGCATGACACTACTAGTAACTGCCGCAGCAGCAGTTGTAATATCGTGAGCTCTTGTACGAGTAAGCATTTGTGCCTCGCAGTTATTGGATACACTACCGCCACGCTACAACCTACTACATTGGCTTCCATAGCGCAATAGGGTGCCGGTCACGTTACCCGTGGAGTGTAGTATGGCTGCTAGTGGTGGACGACACGGGCGGATGAGAGATGGAGGAGAAGGAGGAGAAGGAGAAAGGAAAAAGTTATTGCTTTTGTTCTCTCCCCTCGCTCCTCTCGCTCCCCTGCTCGCTCCCCTACTTTTTTTCACGTGGTGAAATACAGAAGGAAAATGAAAAACTGAGGGATAAATTGTCGCAACCATTCTGTATATTTTACAACTTTAGGTTTTGGTGGTACTACCCATCATGTTACTATCCTAATATCTCATACCATAACCATCGTATTACTATCCAAGCATCGCCACGCCCGGCGGCACTGCCGCAAAACGCAACGATCCATGCAATCCGCCAGAGTCCGCACGTCCCTGGCATTTTGCGAGTATCCTTGCATTTCGCCAGACTCCTCGGCCGTTGGCGCGTGTCTCGCATTTTGCAACGTTCTCTTGCATTCTGCGAAGGCTGCCCAGGTGTTGCGTTTTGCAAGATTCGTTGCATTCTGCGAGGTGTTGCATTTTGCGAGAAGTCTGGCATTCTGCTCCGTTGCATCAGCGCTTCAGAAAAGTGTTGCATGTGTGCGACTTCCCACAGTCTCGCATTTTGCAAAGCGTTGAATTGCAACGAGTTACGTTTGGCATGGACCTTGCAACGTTGTTTGACGTCGGTTCGCACCTGGTGGCATTCGGTCACCACGTGCTACAGAAGATTCACCAAAAGGAGATTCAGCAATGAGCTACGCAATCGGCTGTCTCGGTTCCACGTCCACCGCGATCGCAACGTCGGTTGGCACGCACAGACAGACTACCGTTAGGACGCCCTCGCGGAAGCGGATGCAGGATCGGAAGCTCGTGGTGGTGGCGGTTCGGAATGGTTCCAACACGAGGCACTACCTCACCACCACAGGGAATGTTCGCCAGTTGTGGCACGCATTCACCGATTCGGACGAGATCAAAACACAGGTAGTGTCGAGCACGTCCCTCCGCGCGAAGTATGCAAGGTTCGGTGCGTGAAATCGAAAGTCCCTCCAGGAAGGCCTGAATGCGGTTCAATTCCGCGAGGGACAATCTAAAGTTAGGGATGAGGGAGGGAACGGTTAGGGATTGTTACCCATAGTCCCATGCGGTACCATACACACCCACCCATACACGTGTATGGCGGTAGGGTACCCCCTGACCGGAAAAGTTTCACTAGTGGGGCAAAATAGACTTAGTAGTGTGTATTAAAAAAAAAATAATATAACTACTATACTACCTACTAGGGTAGTGAAGTAGTAGGATAATAAAGTAGCGTGGTAGTAGGACAAGGGACGGGGGTACCCCCATACACGTGTATGGATGGCTTTGGGTGGACGTGGTTGGACGTGTAGGGGACCGTGTGGCGCTACGTGGCACTACGTGTAACGGGGCGACGTGCCCGGACGGGAGACGGAACCGAACGGGCGGAACCGAACGGGTTACAAATTGCCCCTTGACATTTTCGTAGGACGTGGTTATATTTGGTACGTGGGTTGAACGTGGCGGACGGGTTGAACGTGGTGGAAGGTGGAAATTGGGGGTTGACATTTCGCTCGGCAAGTGTTATATTTGGTATGTCGGGTTGAACGCTCTTTGAAAACCGAAACGTCCAATTTGTTTTCTCCATCCAACAATCAAAAGGAGAAAACAAATGAAGTACGTAACTCCGGAAAAGCCGGTTGCCACCAAGCATGATGGCCTCGGGAAGATTTCCTTCTCGGTTGAAGTTGTGGAGCCGGAAAACCTTCAGGACTGCATCAAGTTGTGCGGTTCGGAAGAGCGCCTCGTGGCATTCATGGCGGGGCAGATTGCCACCAACGCAAAGGTAGCTGCGCGTGCATATGCGCGTAACTACGTGGTGGCACCCGGAACACCCGCCGAAGCAATCCCGGGCATTATCGCCGGAATCGAAAAGCGAGGCCAGGAATTGGCTCGCGAGTACACACCTGCTGCTACCACAGGGCGGACGGGGTCTGGGATCAAGGCGAAGGCCGCCACCCACGATGCGCTCGTTGCATTGCTGGAAAGCGGAGAGCCGATCACCGAAGAGATGCTGGCCGCACTGGTCAACATCGCGAAGTAACACACAACCAGAAAACAAATTGGACTGTTCGGTTTCAGCTACGGAAAGTTTCCCTTTGCGCATGGTGCAATTCCATGCGGTAGCTTTTAGGAAGAATCGAAAAAACCAAAAAACCAGAAAAGGAAAAAGAGAAATGAATTACACCGTGCGCCGTATTGTGCGTCTCGGAAGGTTTGACCAATACGTGAAGGGTTACATACAATATTGGCAAACCGAGAAAAATCGAAACTACACAATGGATCGTGAAGGGACAATCTGGGAAATCTACTTCAAGTAAAGGAGAGTAGGATGCCTAGGGACTGCACAAAGTCATGCCCTAGGATACAGTGAACACCACACACACAAAGGAAGAACACAATGAAGGAGTATGTTATCGTTTTCCCGACGTGCCGCCCGAACGGGTCCAGGTTCTGTCGGAAGATTACTACTCACCAGACACTGGCATCCGCCAGAGATATGGCCAAGAAACTTTTCGCCACCGGGTGGTATCGCTTTGTGGAAATCAGCGCGCGCAAGGCTACGGGAGAAAGGAATAGCAATGAAATGCGAGTGTGAACACAAACGACACGCAAAGACGAGGTGTAGAAATACTGCTGAACACAAAGTAGTTATCATGATGGGACACCTTATCAGGTATGTACAAAATGCCTGAATAAGTGCTACACTGAATACGTTGAGATGGCAAGAACAATCTATGGAGACGGATATCTTGGCAACCAACTCGAAAACTCAAAGGAGAGTCACTGAGATGAAAACCAAACGGATCAAGGAAGTGCTCGAGAGTGTGTCGGCCTCGTTCTGGTTGAAGGATCGAATCGAGGAACTGCTTGAACGAGACGCAGTCGATGCAGCGATCGATGCGGAGGTTCTCGCACAGCTGTTCACCGAACGCGCAAACCTGCTGTTGAGTGAGCACGAGGCATTCGTACGGCCGATGAGTTGCAACGAGGTGGGAGACTGATGCTAGGAGAGAATACATACTTCACCAATGGGATCTATTCTCGTCTGGGGAAGTCACCAGGATTCTGGATAGGACTTGCTGCAGAATCTCGCACACGAATCTATGAGATTCGCCGCTATAGTTCAGGAGAAGTTAACCGTTTGCTCAATTATCAATGGGTGGAGGCATTCCCAGCACGAGGATTAGGAGCAAGCCTCGAACGCCTATGGGCAAGACCTGAGATTCAAGATCAGATTAAGCAACGGGCTGCTGCAATGATGTTGACAGGTGAACTAGTCGAGATCACAACACAAGGAAAGCAAAATGGAGAACCTTCCAGACCCAATGGCTGATGCCGTCTTGAGAGACGAGATTTCATTCGATGAATGGATGAGAGAAATCGACAGGCGAATCGAAGCGAGACTCGAACGCCTCGATCAAAATGATTTCTCAGTGTTCGAGGACGAAGACGAGCCGAAACAAGAAAGTGAGGATGAATGATTCCCAAAATCGCTGCCTACACCATCATTGGGATATTCTGGCTAATCCCAGCATTACCAATTCTTGGTCTGATTTGGGTGATTTCAGTATCGGTGGCAAAGATGAGAAATACCTCAACACAAGGAGAAACAAAAATGAACGTCCTTAGATGAGGATGATGAGGATGATGAGAAGTAAAACTTCGGTTACTGAACCTTTCACCAAGGAGTAGCACAATGAAGCCGCTTGTCTATCTGCACAACGTGTTGAAGGATCTTCCGACCAACTTCATGGCAGATTGGAAGTCGATCTCGGATGAGGACAAGGCCGACCTGAAGCAGTGGGCAACGCAGGAAATGGAATATCTCGGGATCGAGGTATCCTAACCTGATAGGGCAATTTGACCTGAGAGCTTGACAAACGCCGTCATCGGTGTTATCTTCCCTATACGGTACACGAATGCACCTTTCTCCCAGGGAACCGGAAGCTTTCCTGCTAATTCGTGTATAATAGGAAAGGTGTTCACGAGCTTGGAAGCTAAGGTTTGAGCAAAGGGCAACCTTGAGAGGTCCGATTCCTCTCCGTGAATATAACTGTTAGGTAGCAAAAGCCATTTTTCTTGTTCCTGGGAGGGAATGATGGAAACAACGTTAAGTTTTGACGCAGTTGAGGCGTTTGTAGATGCACAAGCTCAGAAGTATGCTAGCAAGGCATACGGAAAACGTCTCAAGTTTCAGGTTCTCCTTTCACCGTCCTCAGATTTCAATTACTCCATCATGAAGGGACCAACTGCAGTTGTACGTATAGGGAGATGGGTAACTGAACCTTGTTTCAACGCAGTACTAAGGGCAGCCATCGACAATGTTGCAAAATACAAGTTGTGTAGCTGCACCGAGATTGAACAAGTTGCAGTCATAAACAAGAGAAACGCGGAGTTGAAAAGTGTGCTGAAGAAAAGGTTCAACTTCGATAGTGATCTTGTTCCAACACTGCTTCCAGACAATCAGCTCACTGTAAAGGTCAAAACGCGCGTTGAAGTTACAAACAACAAAACAGGCGAAACCGAAGTAGTGGAGTTTCAACGTGGAAGCGTTCTCGCAGCTACCACAGTTGCAAAAGAGCGGCTGTCGAGAAGGCATATCAACCCCTCAACATTGCCGAGTGAACATCCTGATTGGATTGCACAGACAAACTAAATCATTAATTTGAGGACATTGTGACAATACAAGATGATTTAGTTGCTCAAATTAACGAGCAGCGACAGAGACTTCAAGAACTCGAAAGAGCACTTGAAGCCGAACAGGAAACACAGAGAGAAGCAGAACGTCTTCGACCTGTTGAAGTTTGTGCAGTAGATACAAACGCAGAGTATGTCAATGTCAAGATAAAAGTTTCAAGAGAAGACATTGAATTACTCCTTCGGCGTATACCAGGTATCATTCATGATACATTCGCAAACGTATGGCGCCTCCCCATTACACAATGGAAAGACTTCAAGCGTAACACGTCTCTTCTTCACGCGGTGAAGATAAGTCATGCGCTTGGAGTTGAAGTAAAAATCAAGAAGTTTCTTGACGTTCCAGAATTCGTTATTCGCCGCAAGGAACGCTCCCTCACAATCGCCTGCCATCCTGAAGCAATTCAGTATGATCTTAGGTGTGTTTCGGGAATCAGAATTAAGAGTCGCCACCTCCTCGAGATTCCATTAGCTGAGGGTTGGAGGCTCGTGGACTTCTTTACATCTTACAAGAGAGAAGGCCAGGAAGCGATTGTCTGGGAAGGCGATGCACTGGAGTTTGTCCAAAAGGATTTAGAAAAGCGTGTTCGATTGGACGAGCTTATACTCGGAGGAAAATCAACACTAACTGGAAAAGATGTAGGTTTCTCGAACGGTCATACACTCAGAGACTTTCAACTCATAGCAGTTGAGTTTGTACATGTAGCTGATGGTCGCGCCCTAATTGCAGATCAAATGGGACTGGGAAAAACATGGGAAGCTATTGCATTTGCAAATTATGCAAAATGTAATAGTATTTTCGTTGTTTGCCCCGCTCACTTGAAGGCTAACTGGGCACGTGAGATTATTTCACTCACAGGTGAGATTCCCACAATTCTCAATGGACGTGTACCAGGTAATCACGATCTCCAAGAGCTGTTGATCAAAAAACCTCGTTTCGTTATCATCAACTATGACATCCTCGGATCTAAAACTGTTGTTCCAAAGGATGTAAAAGTAGATGAAAATGGAATGCGCCATGAAATTGCAGCACATAATCGTTTTTTCTGGATCGAGCTCATCAACATGGCAAAACCAGATCTCATCATTCTGGATGAGGCGCACTACATCAAAAACACAGACTCTAATCGTTCACAGGGTTGCAGACAACTCAACTCTAAATATCGTTTAGGGTTGACTGGTACACCGGTTCTCAATCGCCCCGGAGAATACTGGGCAGTATTGAATTGGTTAAACACAGAACTGTTTCCAAGTGAAGGAAACTTCCTCGCAAACTTTACTTATGACAACGGAAAACGCGCCCGAAACATCGAGCAATTGCAAGAACTCTTGCGACCAATGATGATTCGGAGACTCAAGAAAGACATCATTTCTGAATTGCCTCCAATCTCACGCATCACACAACTGCATGAATTGTCTGATACCGCACGACTCTTGTATACAAAAGTTCTGCAGGGTGTGTATGAAAAGATTGACGAGGCTGGAGAAAGGATCGAACACAAAATCACTTCGATTCTTGCTGAGCTTGGGAAGTTGAAAGAGGTTGTTGCACATGACACAGTACAACGCACGGCAGAACTTGCTACTGAGTTGTATGACACCGAAGATGATATAGAAGGAAGCAAACTGGGACATAAAAAGGTGCTCATCTTCTCACAGTTTAAGGCAACAACTTCAAAAATCGCTTCTCTCTTAGGTCCCGAGTGCCTGACCTGGAGTGGCGATACACCAATGGAACAGCGAACACAACTTGAAGAAAGGTTCCAAACCGATCCTGACATCAAGTATTTGTGCGTAACATTGATGACAGGACAAACAGGTTTGAACCTCACAGCAGCAGGGCATATTATCTTCAACGATCTTTGGTGGACGCCCGCTGCGCATGAACAAGCTGAGGAACGTGCTTACGGGCGTATGTCTGATATGCACGGCTGCGACAGCTTTTACATCGTTGGGAAAGATACAATTGTAGAATGGATTATGGAGCTTCTGTATGAGAAGCGTGACATCATCGCAAATACAGTTGATGGAGTAGAAAGCTCAAGGGATGTTAACATTGGACGTGAGATCATTCGGAGATTGCAAGAACAACGTGAACCCCAATTGAGGCTTATGAAATGACAATTCATTCTTGCCGTAATCTTTCTACGTGGGCAGTGCTTGGCTTTT